TACATATCTAACGTTAATTTTCACGATGAAAATTTAAACGTCGTCGCCAAGGCGCAACTAGCGCAGCCAGCACTAAAGCGTGAAAGCGAAAAGATACTATTTAAGATAGCTTTCGATTTTTGACATGCCTCCTAAAAAGAAAAAAAGAAAGCGAAAAGGTCGCTATCAAAGAGGCATACATTTGTCTCCAATAGCAGGAGAATGTAAGTATCGTTCGGGTTGGGAACAAAAATACATGGTCTATCTCGACGACAATCCCGAAGTCGCCTCATGGTCGTACGAAAAGCTAGTCATTGAATACGTTTCTAACAAAAAAACGAAAAAGATTAGAAAGTATTACCCCGACTTCCAGATCGAATACAAAGACGGTCGAAAAGTCGTCGTAGAAATTAAACCTTCAAGAAAATTACAACAAGCGACCGTCGTAAAGAAGATTAGGGCCGCAAAAGAATGGTGCACAGAGCACGATATGGTCTATAAAATATTGACGGAAATAGAATTAAAAGATATAGGTTTGCTTTAATTCAATTTTACTATAGTCATTCTGGCTTTAAGAATAACTGTATTGTGCGCAACTTAGTATTAGGATTGGACGTGTCGACGTCGATTACGGGCGTATGCATCGTAGATCCACAAGTAGAGGTTCCATCCGCGGGTTCTCACATAATCCACTTAGATCGTGTTGAATTTAAAAAATGTAAAACGTTGTGGGATAAAGCCGACGTAATTGCAAATGAACTTGCGAGTCTATTAAGCATGTATCCTGGCACATATCAGGTTGCACTTGAAGAACCTCTTTTAGGATTTAGAACAGGTATGTCTTCGGCTGCTACGATTACGACGTTGATGAGGTTCAACGGTATAGTTTCATATATCGCTAGAGAAGTATTCAAAATCGATCCAGAATATATCCCTGCTTCTTCTGCCAGAAAATTGTGTGGAATTAAAATGCAAAAAACCTCTGTGGCGGGAATGAACGGAAAAGAACAGGTGTTCAAATACATGTCAGAAAACGACTTAAAACATGTCGAATGGCCAAAGAAAAAGAACGGTTGCGCTGTCGATTGGAGTCGCGATGCAACTGATGCTTATGTCATTGCGAGAGCTGCTACTTTGCTTAAAAAATGAAAAAAGCAAAAGATTAGCGTTACTGTAGTAACTGGTGCTTTCTCTTACTGACAAGATAAAATTTTACGAATCAATTTTTGGTCGTGGTAGAATATCGAGCAATGGCAAAAATTTTGATGTTCGATGTCCTATTTGCTCGCCAAACGATGCTTCTAAAAAGAAGCTAGCGATTCGTACAGATGATGATGCGAATCATTGTTGGGTTTGTGGGTGGAAGGCTAGGAGCCTCGCGCCACTTTTAAAGAAGTATGGTTCGCAAGAACACCTCGCAGCGTATCGTGAATTCACAGGTAATAATCCTAAACCTATTACTGTCGAGATTGATTCACAACAAAAAATCGAGCTGCCCAAAGACTTTAGGTTACTCACACTCGCTAGTGATATAGATCCTGACGTAAAAGCAGCGTGGCGATACGTTTACTCTAGAGGGTTAACCGATCGCGATGCCTGGTATTTTAAGTTTGGCATTTCCGACGAGCCGAGATGGAAACGACGCGTTATTATGCCATCCTTCGATTGCGAAGGTAACTTAAATTATTTCGCGGCTCGCGCTATCGATAAGGACAAAAAACCAAAATACGATAATCCCGACGTGGACAAAAATCCAGTCGTCTTCAACGAGATTAACATAGATTGGTCAAAGAGAATTGTGCTTTGTGAAGGCCCGTTCGACCTCGTTAAATGTCCTGAAAATTCTACTGCGCTTTTGGGATCAGACCTCGACGAGCGCCACGAGATATTCAACAAAATTTTGCTGCATAACACGCCAGTTGCCCTTGCGCTTGATGGAGACATGTGGCATAAAAAGATGCCACGAATCGTCAAAAAGTTTCAAGAGTATAATATCGATATTGTCGTCGTCGATGTAAGACCGTGGGGAGACCCCGGTAGCATGACTAAAGCAGAATTTGAACGCGCCTTGATAGAAGCTAAACCCTTGACGTGGAATGATACCTTTTCTGATAGATTAAAGAAAGCGACGGAAATTAGCTTTAGATTATAATATTTAATAACGATGAAAAACGTTATTTACGCCAGTGTAATATCAGAAGCCCGCCTTCGAAAGATAATTCAAGAAGAATTACAAAGAAAATACCTAATCGAAGAAGGATTATGGGACGACGTAAAAGATGGCGTCAAAAAGTTGTCTAATTACGTTAGCGAAAAATTTAAGGCGGCCGCTAGTGAATGGGCCAGCACGATCAGTTCAAAAATAGAAGCGTTATCACAAAAGCCAGAAGAGCTAAATTTAGTCATGGCTGCTATCAAGCAAGGTATGGCGGAATCTGGCGATTCCTTACCTTTGGACGAAACGCTTAAGATGGCAAAGGAATTAACGAAGGATTCTGCTTTAGCCGCAATTCAAAGCGATCTAGAAGGTCCCGTAAAAGAAAAAGCAGAAAAACTTCAAACTGGCGCTGCGATTGGAGAAGCTTACTCTATCCTTGTTACAGACGAATACATCAAACAACAAAAAATCTTAAAGGAAATGGGTCCCGAAACCGTTCTTGGCTTCGGATTAGCTATCGTTGGTGGCTTACCTTTGTTGTTTAAAGGATTGTTGAAGTTGGCTAATTACCTCAACGCTCCAAAAGCAGCTGAGTTGTTTGAAAAAGCCGAACATGTCACTCATGCTATTGAGGAAAAAGTCATAGACTACATCGTCCCCGATACGTTGTCATACCAGATTTATAAGTTCTTGAACAGCAAAGGTTATCACGTAACAAAGAACAAAAAGTTATTGACTTACGAACAATATAAAAGCGATTCTGATAAGTCAAACGCAAGAAAAAAGACCGATGGACTTGTTTATAAAGCGATGTTAATTTATTTTGCTATCAACGGTTTAGTTGGAGTATTGAAGGCAGGAGCTTCTCTTTTAGGATTCGTCGAAGGTGGAGCTACAGCCGTAAAGGGCGTCGAATTAGCCCGAGGTGCAGAAGAAGTCGCAAATATTGTTAGAGCTGCCGAAGTTGGCGCTGTAACTGCAGCTGCGACAAGAGCTGCAAGTTCGGTATAATTTGAACATCTAAATAAGATAGATGTATCATATTATTGATGGTTAAAATTGCCCACACCGCCGACATTCATTGGCGTGGTCTAAGTCGACACGAAGAATACCGAGAAATTTTTACAGCTTTCAATAAAGACTGCAAAAAAAATAAAGTAGACCACATCTTCGTCGGTGGAGATATTTTTCACACAAAAACTACGGGTATTTCTCCCGAGTACATCGATCAATTGACGTGGTGGTTAGATTCGATGGCGCAAATCGCGCCCGTACACCTTACGCTTGGTAATCACGATGGCAATCTTGTCAATTTGTCTCGGCAAGACGCAGTATCCCCCATTGTCCAGGCGCTTAACAACCCCAACGTCCATCTCTACAAGAAAAGCGGAGTTTATGAGTTCCATCCTGGTTACAATTGGTGTGTTTATTCTCTTTTTGACGAAGAAGGTTGGGGAGACGTTCAACCGCAAGCCGGCAAAGTAAACATTGGTTGCTATCACGGACCCGTACAGGGTTCAGTGACTGAAGTTGGTTGGGAAATGGAAGGAAAAAACCTCGAGTTTTTCAAGGATTATCCTTTCGTTTTTCTCGGTGACATTCACCAAATGCAACACTTAGGTTATAGGGAATGTTTAGACGGCAAAAAGAAGCCGTGGATTTCATATCCCGGTACACCTGTTCAGCAAAATTATGCTGAAGATCTTGAACATGGATATCTTCTTTGGGATATCGACGATCAAAGAACCTGGGATGTTTCGTTTAGAAAGTTACCTAATCCAAAGCCATACGTAACCATTCAATGGAGTGGTTCTACTAAGGACTTAATAACTACAGCCTCAATTCATCCTGATGGTTCAAGATTTAGGGTTAGATCGTCGGAAGCTCTCGGTCAAAAAGACTTTAGACTTATTAGCGAAACGCTAAAGAATGCAAAGTCTGCGACCGAAGTTACCTTTAAGTCTGATTTTATTGCAGATAAATCTGTAATCAAAACAGGATCATCGACGCTAGAAAAAGCCGACCTAAGAAATCCAGATGTTCTTATTAAGTTAATTAAGGACTATTATTCTAACACTCAAATTTCCAAATCAGAGTGGGATACAATCACTGAACAAGTCAAAAACTGCCTTGCAGGCGTTGCTTCACAAGACGATATTGCTCGCAACTCGAAATGGTCTTTGCGTTATCTTTCTTTCGATAACATGTTCGCATATGGCCAAGACAACGTAATTAACTTTGATAAGCTCAATGGCATTGTCGGTATATTTGGCCCCAATAGAATCGGTAAGTCGTCGATCGTCGGTACGTTGATGTACTCGTTGTTCAATGCGACCGACCGCGGACCAGTGAAGAACATCCACATTTGCAACATTAGAAAGCCCTATTGTTCATCGAAGGCAATCATTAATCACAACGGTACGGATTACGTCATCGAGCGTCAAACGGTAAAAAGCGAAAACAAAAAAGGTGTAATCAATGCTTCAACTTCGCTAAACGTTTTTAAGATTAGAGACGATGGTGAAGCAGACGATTTGGCTGGAGAACAAAGAAACGATACAGAAAAGGTAATTCGCGCTCTCATCGGTAACCAAGAAGATTTTATGATGACTTCCCTTGCAGCGCAAGGAGAAACTAATCAATTTATATCTCAAGGTTCTACTAAGAGAAGAGCTGTACTTTCGAAGTTCTTAGACCTTGACATTTTTGATAAGATGTTCGAATTGGCGAACAAAGAGCTAATTGGTCTTAAGTCACAATTAAAAAATTGTCCAGATAGAGACTGGCAAGTCTTATTCGAAACTACGAATAGCTCTATTGAATCAGCCAACAACTTGATTGATGAATTATCTCAATTGATCAAGGAAAAACAATGTGAACAATCTCAGCTAAGACTAGAGTTGTCCAAGCACAAGGACGTAACGCCAGTTACTAAATCGCAAGTAGAATCTCACCTTAAGCAAATTCAGACTTTAGAAAAACAAGTTACAAACTACAAAAGTGAGATTGATGCTTTGCAAGAAGAGATGCAAGAAGCTTCTAGCAAACTAGAAAAAATTTCTTTAGTTAAAAAAGAAAACGACTTGCAGGATTTGAAATCACGTCATGCAGCCTACAAGAGTCTTGAATCTTCTTTGCAAGTTTTACAATACGCTTATGATAAAGAAGAAAATACTCTGAAGCAGCAACAAAAGTCTCTTAAAATTTTAGATGAAGTACCTTGTGGCGATGAATATCCTACTTGTAAATTTATCAAAGATGCTCACAACAACAAAAAACAACTAGTCGACCAACAACAAAAAACTAAATTTGCAAAAGACAAACTACAAGAAGCTGCGGCTTCGCTAGAGAAACTCAAGCAAGAAAACGTAGTCGACAAACTCGAAAAACTAGAAAAGTTAATTTCGCTAGAAAACAAGCTTTTACTTGACTTGTCCAAAAAGGAAACTACTTTAACCAAGACCAGATCTATCTACGAGACTCAAGTTGGTGAACTAGACGTTTTGAAACAAAAGCTAGATCATCTCCAAGAGGCATTAAAGAATGAAGAAAATGTAGAAGTTGTTTCCTTGCGGTCTAATATTGAAAATATCTCAGAAGAGATTGATGCGCTTACAACGCAAAAAATTTCTGCAGCTACTCAAAAAGGAAAATTGACGGCTAACCTTGAAAAGTACGAGGAAGAAAAGGCAGTTAGAGACGATCTTCTAGAAAAGATGCGCGTACACGAATTAGTTACTGGCGCTTTTTCTAAGAAGGGAATTCCCTTAATCGTGATCAAGTCTCAACTGCCTGCGATCAACGCCGAGATTGCAAAAATACTTCATGGTATAGTAGACTTTACGATCGAACTAGAGAATGATGAAAACACTGACTCTTCTGAAATTTACATTAACTACGGAGATTCTAGAAGAATAGTAGAGCTATGCTCGGGTATGGAAAAAACAATAGCTTCTTTAGCCATTAGAGTAGCTATGATCAATATTTCTTCACTGCCGAAACCCGATATCTTTATCGTAGATGAGGGATTCGGCACGTTAGACGACGCTGCAGTCGAAGCGTGCAATAGACTATTAACTTCTCTTAAGAGATATTTCAAGACTATACTAATCATCACACACGTCGATGCAGTTAAAGATGTCGTTGATTGTATGCTTGAAATAACGAAGAACGAAAAAGACTCTAGAGTAGTTTTTGGAGTAGACGAATGACAAACTGGAAAGCTTATCCACGCAATCGAAAAATCTTAAACAAAGATGGATACGCAATAATCGTACCAGATTCGTTTAAAGAAAAAGCTAATATGCCCTTGTTTTGTGAAGTCTGTCAAATTAGCTTTTGTAATAAAGAAGACGAAAAAACCTATAAGCTATTTAAGTGTTGCGTTAGTTGTGCAGACACGTGGGCGTATTCGAACAAGGAAGAATGGATAAAAGGCTGGCGACCAGAGTCAGATAAAATTAAAAAAGCAGTCGAAAAACGGCTTTTTACGAATCCTAACATCGTCTTCGAGTAAGAGCTGTATATTTAAGGGTTGGAGATACTATGCCTAAAATCGATTACAATGCATTAGGCCAAGCGCTTGATACAACATGGGGCCGCACGTCGACTCCAAAAACAGCATCATATTCTGTTAAGTTTTCTTTGGCTGGTGATGTTTTGATAGCTTCGTACCAAGCTGTCGTAAACTTTGCGTCAGAAAAAGAAATGATTCTAATGAAGCGCATGTACGAAGAAGAGTCTAAGGAAGTTATTGCAGGTGTATTGAAGAACGTTAAGTCTGTGTATAAAGATTTAACTGGCGAATCTTTGACGACCAAAGAGTATAATTCTTCTACATCAGTAGAAATAATCGGGTTTAACGTTCACAACCCGAAAAGAACGGCGTATATTCGTAGAAAAACGTCGTTTGAAATAGCATGACACAACCCTTAAGTAGAAATGACCAAATAAAGGAGATCGTCCGATGCGGAAAGGACCCGGTCTACTTTATGAAAAATTATGTAAAGATCCAGCACACCGTGCGAGGTCTTATACCATTTGAAACCTACGACTTTCAGGACGATTGCGTAAAACACTTCGAACAAAGTAGATTTAATATCGTTCTTAAGTCGCGACAGTTAGGTCTATCTACTGTCACTGCTGCTTATGCAGTTTGGTTCGCAATTTTCAAAAAAGATAAAAACGTTTTAGTCATTGCGACTAAACTATCAACTGCAATGAACTTCATTAAAAAGGTGAAGATCATGCTAGACGGTTTGCCCAAGTGGTTGCTTCTTACGAAGTTTGAACCGACGAAGCAAGCCATTAGGTTTGACAATGGTTCACAAATTAACGCGATACCAACTTCTCCTGACGCAGGTCGTTCCGAAGCGTTGTCATTGCTCATTGTCGACGAGGCTGCGTTTATTAGAGACTTCGAGGACATTTGGACAGGTCTGTATCCTACCCTGTCGACCGGCGGTAACGCAATCATCATATCGACCCCTAATGGTGTAGGCGGTCAGTATTATCGTCTTTGGATGGACGGCGAAACCAAACAAAACGAATTTAATACGATCAAACTTCCGTGGTGGGTACATCCGGAACACGACGACGATTGGTTTGTAAAAGAGACCAAGAATCTTCCGAAGCGCAAAGTTGCTCAAGAGTTTCTTTGCGACTTTATTTCTTCTGGCGATACATTTCTACAACCCAGTGAACTAGAGGTTATTAGAGAATCTATCAGACCGCCTATCGAAAAATCAGGTCCTCAGTCTGGCGTGTGGATTTGGAGAAAGCCTGAAGCTGGCAATAAATACGTCATTGCAGCTGACGTCGCTCGCGGAGATGCAGGAGATTTTTCAACTTTTCATGTTGTCGATAATGCAACGTGCGAAGTAGTCGCTGAATACATGGGAAAAATACCACCTGATAAATTAGCCGACCTTTTGTTTGAATATGGAAAGCAATACAATGAGGCATTAATCTGCCCCGAACAAAATACTTTTGGCTACTTTACTTGTGTCAAATTAAGAGACGATGGGTATCCAAGATTGTATTACCAGGGAGCTTCAGGCGATCCATTCGAATTTAGGCCTACCGATCCCAATGCCGTACCTGGATTTTCTACACAGGCTAAA